TGTTTATGGTTTTCCTGCCCACCACATAGGCGTTGAACAGTGGACATTGGAGAACTTTCTCTGGCACATGCTCGTGTACCGTTCTTGCGATCATTTTATACAGCTTGAAGTCGGGATACCTCTCCTCTCCGTTGCTCTTGTACAGTACGTTACGTTTTTTGTCGTCTCGACACCATCCCAACACAAGCTTTATAATCGGCCACCAGTCTCCTTCTTCCTCCCCGTCATCCCCAACGACACAGTCGTAAAGGGACGTGGCAAACCTGCACAAATCAAAACTAAGATTGGGCTCTAGTCTCGGCTTTTCCGGTACGAGAAAGGGTTCACAATTATACTGGCCGCCCGCATCCCCGTCCGGGGCGAAGCTGTTGCTGCATACTTTCTGCCCTCGGAACCAATATATAGCCCTCCCGAAGTCAATGACCTTGTATATTTTCCCAAAAGTCGGGACCTTGTAGTGTCGCCCAACTACTTTGTAGTAGAGAAAAGGCTTCTGTGTCTGGATGTACATCACGTTATTAGTGTGTAGGTCGTTATGTGTCAGTTTGAAACACTTTTGATAGGCAATCAATGACATGAGCAGTTGAAGTATCATTGACTCCCATTCCCCTTCCGAGAGGTCGGTGTGCTCGTCGATGAGAAGGCTGTCGACCGTGCGTTCGCACTTTTCAAGAAAGGACAGTTGGACCGGATAGTCGTGCATACTCAGATACGCTACGGCATCTTCATCATACTCCGACATACTGTCCTCGGCGGAACCATCACCTTCATCATCGTCATCGTCTAGGTCGCTTGTTTCCGCTTCGGTATCAGATGATCTCGAAGAGCAGTACTCTGACTCATCGTCGTTGCACTGCAACACTGTTTCGCCGACGACAGTGTCGTCCGCCGCTGGCGTAAGCCGCATTATCTCTTCCATACCACTCGCGTCCTCCACGATGTTTTCCCTCAGTACAGTTAGCTCGTCAAGCTCGCCGATGTCGGCGACGTCTAGTGATATGGGTGTGCAGTCTTCTTTTATATCTAACGCCGGACGGTTAACGGCTGAATGTCGCATAACCTCACGGCGAATGCTGTCGTCCATGTGGAAGAGCTCTCCATGCTTATCATTGAAGTATTCCGACTCTTCTAGGCTCTCGATGTCGTCGATGGCGTTGTATAGGTAGTTTGACTGTTTACCTATGACCGCCCCGTAATAATCCAGTCCGTTGATAAACCCATGATGGTGTAGAAGCTGGCTTGTCAAATAGGTGAAAAACGTGTCCACGTATGGAATGTTGTCTTGATCCGATGTTGTCGGGTAGGAGACGGATTTGTCTCCCCAGACTGGAAGTGCTCGGCACACGTCAATGTCACCCGGACATTTGCCAGTAGCGAACTTCACCGGGTCTACTAGCGGAGATATCTTCATGAATGCGTCTCGCTTGTTCGTGCAGTCGTCCCCTTTGGCCACCACGCATCCTTGCAGTATGTTGCCACTGAGGTCACCCATGTCCTTTAATATCCATGCATTGTTGAAGGTCGCTACGTGACAGTTGCTCTCCCCGAGTACGAAGAACTTGTCATGGATTGGCGAGTACACCTGTGGGTCGGACAACCCAAGTGTCGGCGTGTCCGCCAGTGCCTCAAGAAGGGGACCGGGCGACCACTTCCTATAGGTGAAGGGGAACTCCATTAGTCTTAGGGCCACTTTATTTTCAAGCCCTGAACTTATCCACTTGCCGCGTATTTAGCAATAAGTTCTTTTATACTTCTACACCATCGATGACGCTGGAGCTCCGCAAGTTTGATATGAAGCACATTAGTTTTCGTCCCGAGGAGAACAAGGGACCTGTTGTAGTTCTAATTGGTCGTAGAGATACGGGTAAGAGCTTTTTAGTGCGTGACCTTCTCTATTACCACCAAGACATTCCAATTGGCACCGTTATCTCCGGCACGGAAGCCGGTAATGGTTTCTATAGCCAGCATGTGCCCAAGCTGTTTATACACGACGAATACTGTACGGCCATTATCGAAAACGTTCTTAAGAGGCAAAAGACTGTGCTAAAGCAGGTAAAGAAGGACATGGCAAGTTACGGCCGCTCGAGGATCGATCCCCGAACATTCGTCATCCTCGACGACTGTTTGTATGATGCGTCTTGGACAAAAGACAAGATGATGAGGCTACTGTTCATGAATGGCCGACATTGGAAGGTCATGTTGGTGATTACTATGCAGTACCCCCTAGGTGTACCTCCGAATCTCCGTACCAATATCGACTACGTTTTCATCCTAAGAGAGCCTTACATCGCCAATCGCAGGCGTATTTGGGAGAACTATGCGGGTATGTTCCCCACATTCGAGTCGTTCTGTCAGGTTATGGATCAGTGTACGGAGAACTACGAGTGTCTCGTTATTAATAACAACTCGAAGTCAAACAAGCTACAGGATCAAATATTCTGGTACAAGGCAGAACAGCACCCGGACTTCCGGCTGGGCTCGAAGGAGTTCTGGGCGATATCAAAGGATTTAGATAGCGACGATGATGAGGTGCAGTACGATCCTGCTGGTGCGAGGAAAAAAAGCGGCGGACAGAGAATTAGTGTTAAGAAGTCTAGGTGGTGACCGACATGATTGCATTTATTCATCGTCCCCGTCACTGAAGGCGACTGTGAGGCCAGATTCCTCCTCAAGCTTGTCAAACGTCGCATTGAAGATGGTATCTGCCACCGCCGGTGGCATGGACCGGCTCTGTTCGTCCCTGTGCTGGAGCGCCCTCCAACAGAGGTACAACGAAGACCAGTTGAGAATCTTGTTCTCCAGCTGCTCTTGCGTGTCTTCTTCCGTTACCGACTGGCCATCCGTCCCACCGAACTGCGTTCCTAACCTGAGGCACTTGTGTCGTCGCCCGAGATTGACAATGTTCTGGGCAACTTCGATCCCCACAAATGACCCCTGTCCCCATTCTCCAGCGGCGAACGCGATCTTGCGATGTTGAGCGTCCGGGATGGTCAGTTCTAAGCGCTTGTTGTACGTCATCGCGCTTAGAGCGGCAGGGGGGATATTGAATGGGTGGTTGTCGCTTTGGGGTGCACTCCCGATCATCTATTGTCTGTGTTGCCTTACTGTATGTGGGTTGGCCGTTTCAATTTTCCCCTAGCTCGACCTTAACCCCGAGGGGGGCGTTATGGTGCACGACCCACCCCGTACCTGCGCTACTAGCGTGGGATTGGAGCAGCTGAATCACTTCCTTGTGCGGGCGTCTGTGGTGGGTGTAGCTCGTCGGGTCAACCTGCGACCACCTCGTTCCACAGCCACTATCGCGTTTTTTAATTGCGTTTAGTTCCTCTTCGGCCTTGTCCAGGCTCATGGCTTCCATTCCACCTCCTTCCCGAACCAGTTCACCCATTGGAGTGAGCTGCTTCCAATATAAAGACCATTGCTCGTCAATGTCGGACATATCGCGGGTTATCTTCTGTAGACATGCGAGCGCATAGAGAGTTTCTTCGTGCTTTTCCAGTGGGCGTTGTGTACTCGTGGGAGAGGATACAATTATCTGGATATACAACATAGTGATGGCACGCAGAAGAGGCGCAGCCTCACGCAGAAGCCGTTTGGCACGTAGAAGCCGTTTGGCACGTAGAAGCCGCTCGGCACGCAGAAGCCGTTTGGCACGCAGAAGCCGTTTGGCACGCAGACAAAAGATGACGACCCGAAGGAGAAAAGGTCGTCGTCATCAGAAGGGAGGCAAATCAAAAAGAGCGAAACCGGACGCCGAGACCCGCGCCCTTAGAAAGGCCTTCAGGACGTGTCGCTACGGCTCGAGGGCGGTTGACGCACCCAAGTATTGGCGCTGCATAACATGCGATGAACACGTAGAGGCGGGCGGGAACCCAGATATGGACGAACGGCCCACGCCTCGTAAGTAGAAGAGGGTGCACCAAGACCTCTAAGTCTCAACTACCTTGCTCGCAACACATTTCATGTTGCCAACTAGGGTGTCCATCTCCGCCAAATGATGAGAACGGAAGTCAAACGAACAAGTATGTTTCTCTGGCAAACGATGTTTCGGGCAAAATGTTCTCTCACATCGACATTTAATAGCCGTCAAACCAGTCTTTCGTTTGCACGGGCCGCACTTGGCGTCCATGTAGGCGCATCGACTAGAACGAGCGCTGATTCCTGTAGGGGCATTCGGTGGAGACGACATACGTATTGTTCCTATACATATGTAGGGATAATATTTAATCAATTTTACCTACGCTCATAACGTCCATTACTTGCCACCGTCGTCGCCGGGCGGCTTCGACGATATAATCGTGTTACCCAGCAGGCTCAGACCGTGATCACCATCCTTCTCCATCACCACGTTCTCGCCCTCGAACAACTCCCGACGAATGTCGGCAGTAGAAATTGCGTCGCCTCCCCCTCCTCCTCCCGACAAGGCAGTCTCCACAGTGCTTGCATTGGCCACACCCACCAAGTTCCCATCCGCATCAAGCCCTTGTGTAAGTTTGTTCCCACTAGCCTTCGCCTTTTCAATGTTGTCCTTAATCGCCTTTTCCCTCGCATCTCTGATACGCCCATCAAAGTCCTCCTTCGCCTTCGCCTCATTCTGTTGCTTCTCGCTCATTAGCTGATTAAGCTCAGCTTCAATGTATTCAACTCGACCGGTCTTGTACGCCTCAGGGTGCCAAGGCATCCACATGCCCACCGGTCCCACGAATATATCATGGTCAGGATCAGACTCACGCAGAAGCTTCGAACGCATCTCTGCTTCCTCTTGAGAGGGGAAAGACCCGCG